TCAGGGGGTCGCACGGGTCGCACGTGCGACTTTTGTTCTCGGACCCCGTGATTTTCCGTGCGACGGCCCCATGATTCTGGCCTGACGATCAATGCTGCCGCCGCCTTCCCGCACGCACTTTTCCAGTTCCTCGAGGTCGTAGGCTTCCACACCGGCCCGCTTGAAATCGGCGATGGTGAAGCCGGCGCCGACCATCGTGTCCGCCACATAGGTTGGGCAGTCGTGCAGCCGGTTGATGTCCGCCAGCGCGAGAGCAAAGCCGGCCATGAAGTCGCGGTTCATACCGCCATCCCCGTCTCTTCCATCCAGGACAGCAGCTTGCCGATCGCGGCATCCGCCATCTCGGGATGCGTCGCGAGGTAATGCCGCAGCACCTGGTTGATGCTCACGTAGCTGTGTCCGGTGATGCTGGCGATCTGCGGCACGGTCGCGCCGGCGCGGCCGAGCCACGTCACCGCGGTGTCGCGCAGATCCTGGTCGCGCTTGCCGGCGATCGACGGCACCTTCTTCGCCGCCTCGGCCCGCACCTCGGCGAACACATGGCGGTACCAGTCGGACTTGAAGGGGGCGTTGGCCGTCTCGTCTATGACGAGCTGGGTGTGCTGCACCTTGCGATCCTTGCGCCGGGCGGCGGCCGCCTCGAGGCGGGCCACCAGCTGGGGGGCGGCAGGGATGGCGACGATGGCGCCCGTCTTGGACTGGCGGATGAGCAGGCGGCCGCCGTCGTCCCGGCCGGCCCGCTCGAGGGTGAGGCGGTCGCCCTGCCGCTGGCCGGTGAACAGGCCGAGATAGACCGCATCGCCGATCTCCGGCCGGCCCAGCACATCGGCGGCCGTCGCCAGCGCCACGATCTCCTCGTCTGTCCATGTGACCAGGCGCGGCGCCGGCATCGCCTTCTCGAGGCCCCGCCACGGATTGAAGGTGATGCCACCCTTGCCGCGGCCGATGGCCCATTTCCAGCAGCTCGAGGCGATGGCCACCACGCCGCGCGCAGTGTGCAGGCCCTTCTGCTCCCACAGCTTGTCGAAGATCCCCTGCGCCACCACGGCCGTGACGGCGCCCGGCGCCTCCTGCATCAGCTCGGCGTCAAAAGCCTTAAGGGCATTGAACTTGTATTTGTAGTCCTTGGCCGTGGCGGCGGTGACGCCGGCCTGCTGGCGCTTGCCCGACTGCACACCACCCTTGAACTTGGGGCTCTCGAACCACTCGTCAAAGAGGCCCTCGATCGTCTGGTGCTTCGGCCGCTTCACCGGGGCGAGGCGCTTGCCGGCCTCCCGGTCCTTCCGGCGCTGCAGGATCTCCCCGTTGCGGGCAGCCGCCCAGGCGCCGGCCTCGTCCAGGGAGAACCACCGGCCATCCGGGTGGCGGAGATCCTCGCCCTTGTAGCCGAGCTTGCGCAGCTTCGGCCCGGGCGAGAAGCGGGGGCGGCCCGCGCGCCAGACCACGTTGGGGATGGAAACCTTGACGACGCCCACGGGCCTTCCCTCCGTTGACGCTGGGGAGATTAGCCGGGCAGTGGCGACATGTCTTGAGGCCATGGTCTTCCCTTCCGCTGGCGATAGAGGCGCTCCCGGTTGCGCGAGCGCCAGAGCATGCCCTTTGGGGTGACGGCGGCAGTGCGCCCGTAGCCGGTGACGCCGATGGTGATGAGGCCGCGGCTGGCGAGGGCCTCCACGGCCGCGTCGCGCACCGCCCCGCCCTGCCCGTCCACCCGGAACCACGGCCCGCCGCGCTGCATGAGCGGGCCGTGGGCGAGCATCAGCTCCAGCACGAACAGGCTGTAGCCGGGAACGGGCTTCACAGCCGGCCCTCCGCCTTGGCGATGACGGCATCGATGACAACCACCAGCGTCCGCAGCGCTTCGTTGCCGGAGGATATGGCCATGATGCTGCCGTCCGCCTCATAGGCGACATCGAACGTCGCCCGCGCCACCTTGAGCTGCTCCACCATGGCCGATGCAGCGGTGCCCAAGTTGAGCAGACGGGCAATCTCCTCGGCCGGCGATGATCCGTCGTCCGTCTTGAGATAGGGCGCGACCGTCAGCACCTTGAAGCCCAACTGCATCTTCGTGCCTTGGCTCACGTCGGGCTCCCGGAACACCGCATTGCCGCTTGCTGTGAACAGGGGCGCACTCATGCCCCGCCTCCATATCTCGCCTCGAGGCGGGCGCGCCCGGCGGCAATCGCCGCCGGGGTGAGACGGGGATCCTCGGCCGGCACCAGCTGGGGGCTGCCGGTGCCGGCCGAGGTGCCGGCGCGGGCGAGCCAAAGCTCCACCTGCTGCCGGCTCCACAGCCGCGGCTTGCGCCCGGGCAGCGGCTGGGGGAAGCCGTGACCGGACATGAGGCGCGCGACGTGCTTGGAAGCCGCCGCCTTGGAGCGGCGGAAGAGTGCGGCGATTTCGCCGAGGGTGAGCACCAGCTCGGGGGCGGCGGCGGTCACGATGCCGTCCCTCCCGGCCGGTCCGTCAGCTGGCCGTCAACCTCATAGAGCAGGGTGCGTTTGCCGCCTTCCTTGTTGTTTTCGGCGAGCAGAAACTCAATGCGGCCGCCGATGACGTCCCCTAGGACACCACCCAGCACAATGCCTTTCGGCATGCCGCTGGCGGGGTTTGAGAGATTGGCAGCGAGCGTGACGAGAATGCTGCCCAACGCGTGGCCGACACCCTCGATGATCGTGTACTGGGTCAGACCGGGCTTCAGCTCCTGAATGATCGCATTGCGCAGGGCGTCGCCCGCCGCCAGCAGGATACGGCCTTCCACGCCCCTCGATCCGCCTTCAGCGGATAGCTCTGTCCAAAAGTGCCGCTCCTCGGCGGCGCGCGCCTGAGCTTCAGGCGAAAGCATCATGATGCTCATGCCGCCCGCGCCTCCTCGCCCTGGACCGGCTCGCAGCGCAGTTCGGTGAAGGTGCGCACCATCTCCACGATGGTGCGGCGGTGGTGCGGGACGCGCAGGTTCTGCACCATGCGGGCCACCTCGAGCGCCTGCATGTTGGTGATGACGGGCACCGGCGCGCCGCCTGCCCCCTCCTTCAGCTCGGGCACCAGGTCGGCGGCGGAGATCTCCAGCACCGCGGCGATCCGCAGCAGCATCGAGACCGACACGCGGTTGGTGCCCTTCTCGTATTTCTGGATCTGCTGGAACGTCAGGCTGATCGCCTCGGCCAGCTTCTCCTGGCTCATGCCGCGCGCCACGCGCGCCGCCCTCAGCCGGGCGCCGATCTGTCGATCAGTGTCGCCACACACCTTGCTCGTTGCCATCGTCCGTCACCTCGGCCCGGCCGGCGGGAACAGCCCGCGCAAATCAACCGGAGCGAGATGACGCTAAGCTTGCCGTCATAGATCGTCAAGAATGAAGATCACCTGCAACATGCGTGACGATTGGCGCCGGACGAGCGTCGGCATTCCGCAGTTTGTGCGGCAGCGAAAGACGAGTTGTCACAGGAAATCAGCGAGGCGTCCCATACCTTCCGGGACGGAAGGAGCCCACCACCACGCCCTTGATGACCACGCGCGTGTCATCGACCAGGAGCGGCTTGCGCAGCGAAGCCTCAAGCGAAGCCGCCACAAGGAACGGCGCCTCGAACACCCGGAACACGGTCTCTGCGGATCCGCCGTTCCAGTCGTAGATCTGAGCGCAGACGGCATCACCGGGCGCCGGCGTGCCGTTGAGGTCCACCATCACGATGTCACCGGCCATGCAGCCTATCAGCTCAAGGGCTCGCGTGCGGAGCCGCCACGGCTCCACCGCGTTCCTGCCCGCCTGCATCGCCTTGATGATCGCCGCCAGCTCGGGCTCGGACTTCGCATCGTAGCGAAGCTGTTCGGCCTCGCCGAAACCCGTCGTCTCGAACTCGTCAGGGCCCGGCACATTGAAGCGCTTGCGAACCTTGAGAACGCTCGTCTGCGAGAGCGGGCTGAAATAGTCCTCGTGGAAGATCCGCGAGAGCGTCGTGTCGGACATGCCGGCGCTGGTGGAAATCTTCGACTTCGACAAGCCGAGCTTCTGCTCAAGCCAGAGCACCCACCTTTTGTGGGTCTCCTGTAGCTCGCTCCGAAGATCGGATGTCACAGCCGGTTCCACGCCAAGCCGCCCCTGCGCCGCAACAATGCGGTGCGCAATATGCAGCGGTGCGGCGGGGGTGGAGACACCAAACATTGCTGTTGACGGCCGTCAGCAAATCAGATCGATATCGTCATACTTGCAGATATCGAGCGGCACGGCAATGAACCTGACCGACATCGTGACACGGGCGAGTGCAGTTCGTCTGCCTCAGTCGCGCATCGCGGAACTGTCGGGGCTCCACAAGTCCACCGTCGAGCGCACGCTCAACGGCAAGACGGACCCCCTGCACAAGACGCTTGAGCGGATGGAGAAGGCGGTGGTGCAGGAAGAGCTGCGCCTCCGCGACTATCTCGTCGGCCTTCATGGAACGCCGGGGGCTGACCATGACGCCGCGGCCTGATGAGGATGCCGCCGCCCGTGCCTGGCGCGCCGAGGTGCGGCTCACCTACGAGCTGCAGCGCGCCCAACTGATCGGCTGGCAGCCCTCCTTCCGGGCCCAGCTCCTCGCCTCGTCCGGTCAGTTCGCCATCATCATGGCGGGCGCGCGCTGGGGGCGGCGGTCATGACGCTCGCCCTCGCCAAATCAAATTGCGGCGCAACAGTCAACCGATCCCCGATCGCCGATCTGGATGACCGCAGACGGACGCTCGGCATCGCGCTCCATGCCTTGCTCTCAGCCGCTGGCGTTGCCGCCCGCACATGGGACTATCTCCGCGCCGGCCACGTCACCCCCCAGCGCCGCACGTTGGTGAAGCTGTCCCGGGCGCTGGATCGTCTGGCCGGCACGGCGCCGGCGCCGGCGCCGGCGCCCAAGGTCGTCGCCGCCTTCTACCGGGCGGCCGCCCTCTTCCTCGCCCACGAGCTGGGCGCCGACCCTCGGCTGGTTCTCGGCGATGAAGGCCAGTCCTGCCCGCAGGATCCGGCCTGGCTGCGGGCCAGCCGCGCCCGGCAGGCGGCCTTCTACCTCGCCCATGTGGAGCTTGGCGTCACGCATTCGGCGCTCGCCGTCGCTGTCGGCACCACCAAGCAGCGCGTCCACAAGGCCGTCAATCGCATCGAGGATCTGCGCGACGACGAAGGGCTCGATGCCCTCCTCGAGCGCACGTCCGCCTTCCTCTCCGGCCGGCAGCCGCCGGCCGTCACCTCTCCACCTCCCCGGAACGGGCTGCCGCCCGCGCCGGGCGGCACCATCGGGAAAGGGATCGTGCCATGAACCCCCTGTCCACCAGATCCAGCCCCTGCGGGCACCACTACAACACCACGAAACTCGGCGCCGTTGCCCTGGTGGCGCTGGGCATCGGCCTCTGCAACTTCGTCACCTCGCTCGCCTTCCTCAACTGGAGCAGCCTCGGCTTCTCCTGGTGCCTGATCCTCGCCGCGACCTTCTTCGTGAAGTTCGAGAGCTGGTCCCGCCGGAGGCGCTCATGAGCGCCGGCGAGCCCCAGGCCGAAACCCTCGAGGTCATCGGCAGCGTCCAGGAATACGGCCGCCTTGACGGCACGCTGCGCATTGCCGTGGCGACGGATGGTTCGTCCGCCTCCCTGGTGCGCGCCGCCGAGAACAGCACGCAGGGCGAGATCGTCGCCGGACCTTTCACCATGGCGCAGGTGCGCCGGCGCGCCGAGAACGTGCTCGCCGGCCACCCGCGCGCAGGCACCGATGCGGCGACGCTCCCCATGCTCGCGCTCTTCGCCTGCTCCCAGTTCCTGTTCGCGGAAAAGCAGTTCCGCGAACAGACGGGCGTCACCTCCCCCGGGGCCGCGGGCGGTGTCGTGACGGATGGCGCGGCCCCTCCTCCCACAGACTTGGCGGCCGGGCAGCCCTCGCTGTTCGGCCGCTCTTCCTGACCCCCGCAAGGAGTGACCAACATGGCTGTGAACGACACGGTGAGGGGCCTCAAGGGCACCATCACCAAGCTGAAAGAGGAGATTGCCCGCATCGAGGTGGCGCGGGACGACGCGGTGGCCGCGCGCCACGTGTTCCAGTCGGCGCACGAGGAAGCGGAACAGGCGAAGGCCGATTTGGAGCGGCGCATCGCCTTCCTCAAGCGCGACGTGCAGCGGACGGAAGATGCGGCTTCGGCCCACAAGGCGCGCGCCGATCAGCTCGAAAGAGAACTCGAACACTCCCGCTCCCTTGAGCTGGATGCCGTCACCAAGCTCCGCGCCTCCGAGGCCGAGCGCAATCGCCTCAACGGCTACATCCAGCGCGTGGCCGAGGACGATGCCGCCCGCGAAGGCAATATGGACGTGGCCGACAGCCGCAGCGTGCCCCGCCGGCCGCCGCCGCCGCTCTCCCATGGGCCCGACTACACCTATCCCACCGACATGTACGGCGGCGCGATGACCGATGCCGTGAGCAGCGGCAGGCGCCGCTACTGACATGTCCTGCGCAGCGCTCCCATACGCGATCGGCGGCTTAGCCTTCGGCTGGATCGTCGGCGGTTTCCTCATTCGGCTCGTGAAGCGAGGCCGCTGATGCGCCCGATCGAAGCCGCCCCTTACCTCAAGGCCATGGAGGGCGCCGGCGAGCTGGCCGCCCTCGGGCCGGCGCCCATGCTGCAATGGGTGCCCATCGCGCAGCTGCGCGTGGATCCCCGCTATCAGCGGGAGATTACGGCCGAGGGGCGGCGCACGGTGCTGGCGATCGCCCGCAAGTTCGACTGGCGCAAGTTCGCGCCGGTGGTGGTGGCGCCCGTCGAAGGCGGGTTCTTCGCCATCATCGACGGCCAGCACCGCACCACGGCCGCGGCCATCCGCGCGGTGGAACAGGTGCCCTGCCTGGTGGTGATCGCCGACAGCGCCGCCCAGGCCGACGCCTTCGCCGCCATCAACGGGCAGGTGACGCGCCTGCATTCCATGGCGATCTATCACGCCCGCGTCGCCGCCGGCGACCCGGACGCCCTCGCCCTGCAGAAGGTGTGCGCCGTGGCCGAGGTGACGGTCACGAAATACCCGATCCAGGCCACCAAGCTGGCGCGCGGCGAGACGATCGCGCCCAACGTGCTGCTGGCGGCGCTCGCCCGCTACGGCGCCGACACCCTCACCACCGCCCTGCAGTGCGTGACGCAGACCAGCGACGGCAACCCCGCCATGCTCTGCAAACCCGTCATCGAGGCGCTCTGCCTGGTGCTCGGCACCACGGCCGAGTGGCGCGACGCCGGCGGCGCCCTCCTCGATGCCATGGACGACTTCGATTTCAAGCACGAGCTGACGGAAGCCCGTGTCGCCTGTGCCCGTGGGGGGGGGCAGACCGTAGCCGGCACCCTCTCCGCGCGCCTCACCTCCTTCCTCACCAAGAAGCTCGGGGTGCCCGGGCGCGACGCGGCGGAGTGATGCCATGAGCGAAGCATTCACCGTGAGCGGCGATCTGCCGACCACGCTTGCAAACACTATCTCTGATGCGATCCACGCCGCATTGTCGAAGGGCATGGAGCCCGATGCGGCGTGCTGCGTCGCCGTGGCAATCGTCGCCGACTATGCGCGCACCGCCTACGGCGACGGCTACCTCGCGGATCTGGCTGGCGTCCTTCTCACCCGCGCGGGCGCTCCTCTCCCGGAGGTGGCCCATGGGTGAGGAGAAGCGCCGCAAGCTCGCGCGCGATGCGGGCAACGATGAAAACTGCATCCCCGGCTCTCATGGGCCGGTGCAGGCAGAGGTCGTCGGCATCATGGAGGCGACGCTCGATGCCCTGCGCGCGCACCTCCCGGGCTGGCAGTTCACCCTGTTCGCCTTCGAGCCCAACGGCTCTCGCTACAACTATATGTCCACGGCCGACCGGCCGGACATGGTGGCGGTGCTGAAAGCCTTCGTGGCCCGCAACTCGGAAATGGAGGCGATCGACAAGGCCATGGCCGAGGAGGCCAAGGGCCATGGCTGATCTCCCGCAAGGCCAGTGGTTCGCAGACTGCGGCGTCGCCGGCGGCTGGCATCTGCGCTGGGAGCTGGGGCGCGCGAACGTCTACGTGCCTGTCAATCGCTTCGGTAAGATCACGCACGCCTCGCACCAGTATTGCCATCTGCGCTTCGGCGATTTGCAGCTGCTGGTGAATGGTGAGCGCGCTCGATATCCGGCCCGGCATTTCGGCAGCAAACGCTCGCGGGAACGGCGGGAGCTTTGCGAGCACATCGCCGTCTACCTCAATCACGTTGACCCGCTGCTGGTCACGCCGGTGCCGGAGACGGTGCCATGACCCGCCCCTCCGTCGCCGACCTCAAGGCCCGGGCGCAGGACCGCCTCGAGGACCTGCTGCACAAGCTGGCCCCGGGCGGGAAGCACGCGCGCGGGGTCTACACCGTGTGCAATCCCATGCGCCGGGAGAAGAACCCGAGCTTTGCGGTGTGGACGCAGGGCGATGCCTGCGGCGCGTTCAAGGATTTCACCGATCCGGACGTGACCAAGGGCGACGTGTTCGGGCTGGTCGCCTACCTCAACGGCAAGGCCGTGGACGATTTCGACTTCGCCCGCGCCTGGCTCGAGGACTTCCTCGGCCTCGCCTCCATGAGCGACGCGGACCGCGAGGAGGCGCGCCGCGCCCGGGAGAAGCGCAGGGGCGAGACGGCGGCCGCCAAGGTGAGCCGCGCGGTGTGGGCGGAAAAGCAGGCGTTCCGCACCTGGTCCGGCGGGCGGATGATCCTGCCCGGCTCGGTGCCCTGGCTCTACCTCATGCACCGCGGCGTGGATCTGCGCTTTGTCGAAACCTATGCCGGGGATCTGCGCTGGGGCACCGCCGTGGAATGGTGGCTCGGCGCCGAATGGCGCGAGGAGATCCGCGACGGCCGCCCGCACCGCGTGAAGGTGCGCCCTGGCCCGTCCTTCCCCGCCATCTTCACGCCCCTGCGCGACGCCGCCGGCGGCCTCAAGGCGGTGCACTACACGTTCCTCGCGCCGGACGGCTCCGGCAAGGCGGCCGTGGAAAAGCCCAAGCTGATCTGGCCGGAGCAGCTCGGCCTCGTGATGCGCATTGCCAATGGCGAGGGCAACCACTCGCCGGAGGAAGCGGACGGCCTCGGCGCCAGCTGCACGCTGGTTCTGACCGAGGGCCTCGAGGATGGCCTCTCCGTCGCGCTGGCGGCGCCGGAGCTGCGCGTGTGGGGCTGCGCCTCGATCAGCAATTTCGCCCATGCGCCCGTCGGCCGGCCGTGCGTCGCGGATGTGCTGATCCATGCGCAGAACGACCACGGCAACGCCGCCGCCCAATCCACGGTGGCCCGCGCCATCGACACCCTGTCGCGCACCGGCAAGCCGATCGCGCGTCTCACCGCCCCCACGGGCAAGGACCTCAACGACACGCTGAGAGGGAAAGATGGCTGAGGAACAGAAGGAAGAGATCAGCGGCGCGAGCCAGCTGCCGCCAACCAACGGCGCCGAAGCGGCGGCGGCTGCCGCTGCGCCGCCGGAGACACCCATGCCGGCGCCGCCGGCGGTGTCGCCTTTCCCGTGGCGGGATCTGCAGCCTTTCGATGAGGAGGAGACGCTCGCCATCGCGCTTGATGTCGCGTGCGCCGCCGAGGCGGTGCTTCTGCCGTGGCTGCTGGCCAACTTCGACGCCAGCCCCGACCCCGCGCGGGAAGTCGCGAGCTGGGGGCTGCTCTCGTGCCCGGTGAGCGGCGATGCAACCGAGCTGCTGCGCTACATCAAGACGCGCCCGGCCGTCGCCGAAAGTCTCTTCATTCACCAGTCGGGGCTGCATGGTGAACGCGTGGAAACCGGCGACTTCGAGGCCCTGACGCCCTCGGCGCGCGCCCAGTTCGAGTTGGCCGTGCGCCTGGTGCCCGCCGTCGCGGAGGCGATCGCCGCGATCAACGCGGAGATCTCCCGCCGCCTGCCCCCGCCCGAACCGGGCGAGGCCGTGCCCGTGCCCATCGAGGACACGATCTTCGAGGAAGTGCCCGGCTTCGGCGATCGGATGGAGCGCTGACCATGGCGAAGTTCCGCAAGAAGCCCGTCGTCATCGAGGCGGTTCCCGTGGCCCACGTGCTCACGGCCGCCGATCGGCAGTGGATCGGAGTTCCGTCCTGGCTTCGGGATGCCTTCGAGGCCGGATCCCTCATCGTGCTGCAGGACCATCTGCGGATCCGCACGCTCGAGGGCACCATGTACGGCGAAAAGGATGACTGGATCATCCGTGGCGTGCAGGGCGAGCTGTACCCCTGCAAGCCCGACATCTTCGCCGCGTCCTACGAACCGGCCGAGTGACCAGTCCGCCGGCGCCCGTCGCGCCGGCGCAATCTTCCAGGGGGAAACCGCCGCACCATGTCGGCAGCCAAGGGTAAAGCGGGCGTCGCCGCGTCGCTCGAGGACAGCAAGCGCGAGCTGCGGCGCCAGAAGCGGGATCGCGTCCAGGATCCAGCGCAGGGCGAGCCCCGTCTTATCAAGGGCGAAGAGGTCAAGCCCGGCGATTGGAGCCCCGATTTTTGGGGGCTGCCGCCGGATTGTCCCGTCCAGGTGCTCGGCATGGACGGCGACGTGCTCCATGTCGTGGACGCCATCGGTCAGCACGCCGAGATCACGGACAGCAGCTTCGGCCAGAACAAGGTGCAGCGCCTGTTCCTGCAGCGCATCGGCTATGTCTATTGGGCGTGGCCCCGTTTCGGGCAGGGCGGCCGCATCACCGGTTTCGACACGGTGGCGGTGCGCGATGCCTTCTACAAGGCGGGCGGCCTCAAGGGGCCGTTTTCCGCCGGCGACAAGGTGCGCGGCCTCGGCGGCTGGACCGACAAGGCGGGCAATTTGGTGCTCCACTGCGGCGACGAGCTGTATGTGAAGGGCCGCGAGCAGCCGACCGGCGACTATGAGGGGCATTTCTACCCGCGCCGGCCGCCCATCCCGCAGCCATGGTCCCAGCCTGTCACTGACGAGATGATGGACGACACCGGCCTGTGGGCAGCGCTCTCCGCCTTCACGTTCGAGCGGCCGAAGGTCGATCCCGTCATGGTGCTGGGCTGGATCGCGGCGGCCTATCTCGGCGGCGCCCTGCCATGGCGCCCCATGCTGTTCGCGGTCGGCGATCGGGCGGTGGGCAAGTCCACCCTGCAGGCGCTGGTCAAGGGCGTGCTGGGCGACGCGCTCCACAACACGGCCGACACCACGGCCGCCGGCATCTATCAGAAGGTGAAGCAGGACAGCCTGCCCGTGGCGGTGGACGAGCTCGAGGCCGGCGCCGACAATTCCCGGGTTCTGGCAGTGGTGAAGCTGGCGCGCCTCGCGGCCTCCGGCGGCGTCATGTTCCGCGGCGGCTCCAACCACACCGGCACCACCTTCACCGCCCGCAACTGCTTCTTCATGTCGGCCATCAACCAGCCGCCGATCCCGCCGCAGGATCTCTCGCGCATGTGCCTGGTCAACCTGCGCCCGCGCGCGGCCGATCGGGCGGCCGAACGGCCGGTGACGATCGATGCCGACCAGGTGGGGCGCATGATCCTGCGGCGGCTGGTGGACAACTGGCCCCGGTTCGACCTGATCTATCAGGAATATCGGCGGGTGCTCGGCATGGGCGGCCACGATGGCCGCGGGCAGGACACCTACGGCACGCTGCTGGCCTGCGCGCACCTGGTGCTCGGTGACGAACTGCTGGACCGATATGGCCTGCCCAACGACCTGGACGGCCTCGAGCCGTGGGCCGAGCTGCTGGCGGCGGCCGACTTGCCCGAGAGAGAGGATGCCAGCGAGAACTGGCGCCGTTGCATCACCCACCTCCTCACCTCCCGCGTGGAAGCATGGCGCAACGGCCTGCGACACACGGTCGGCGCGCTCCTCGAGGACCTCAAGCAGGGCGTCATATCCCTGCAGGCGGCCAACGATCAGCTTTCGCAGGCGGACCTGCTGGCCATCGATGCGCATCAGGTGGTGAAGGGGGCGCGCGGCTACGCCCTCGCCATCCCCAACAGCGGCCCCATGGTGAGCCACATCTTCCGCGGCACGGACTGGGGCGGCGAAGGCGGCACCGGCGTATGGGCCGGAGCCCTGCGGCAGGCGCCCACCACCGTGGTGGTGAGCAACAAGACCAACAATCGCCAGCGGATCAACGGCGTCCAGCGCCGTTGCTCCATCGTGCTCATGAGCGAGCTGGGCTAGGCCGCGTCCTCTCCCCGCACCACCTGCAGCGCCGGCCGGGGTAGATCCGGCGGCGGCCGCCCCGGTCCCTGCAGGTCGGGCAGCATGATCCCGCAGAACGGCTGATACTTGCGCAGCTTCTGCCCCGGCCGCGGCCGTGGATAGGGGCACGTCCACGCCACGCGGTCGAGCAGCTCCTCGAGGGAGATCTCCGCGCCATGGCGCTCGGCGAGCCGCGCCAGCCGCGCTTGGCCCCGGCGGGAGCACAGCACGCACGCGAACCGCACCAGGACATACGGGTAATCCACCAGCCTCTGCATGCGCCCATGATGAGAACGAAATGGGAACATGGCAACCCCGCCCCGCGGACTGCCTGTGCAAACCACGGGCGCCCGGCCCGCGCCCACCTCATCCCGCACCCGGGCCCTGTTTTCTAAGCGGCCTGCCTCGCGCCGGTTCGGGCGCGCTGCAACACCTCTGCCTGCACCCAGTCGGAACCGGCGCAAGGCAGACAGTTGACGCGGGCGGGGCGGTGCTACGCCTGAACGGTCGGGGCTCGGCAGCGGCCTGAGACACCCTTGAGACACCTATCAAGCGCAGGTGTCTCGCCTAAGCCGCTGAAATCATGAGGAAAAGACACTGAGACACCTGAGACACCCTCAAGCCCTCGTAACACACGCGCGCGCGTGCGCGTCATGGGGTGGTGGTGTCTCAAGTGTCTTAGGTGTCTCAACACTTAAAAACATCAAGGATGTGAATGGGTTGAGGCCGAGACACCGGGCCTTCGGAGGTGTCTCAGGGGTGTCTCAGGATAAAAAAGGGGTCGGATATGAGTGAGCCGAAGCATGGCGTCGCGGCCGAGGTCGCCGAACGCCTGAAAGGCGAGGTGGTGGGCACGCCGGCGGCGGAAAATCCCGGCGCCGGCGCCCAGCCCGGCCTGCCTCTGCTCGATGAGCCGGAGGCTGGCGGCGATGCCGAGGCCGCGACCCCGTTGGGTGCGAAGGTGCGGCGGGGGCCGGGCCGTCCGCCCGGCTCCGCGAACCGCCTGACCAAGGACATCCGCAAGCTGATCCTGGCGAAGCACTGCCATCCGCTGCTGGCGCTGGCGGAGATCTACTCCATGGATGCGAAGGAGCTGGCGAAGCACCTGGAGTGCAAGCCCATCGACGCGCTCAACACGCAGATCCGCGCGGCGGCCGAGCTGGCGCCCTACCTCGCCGCGAAGCAGGCGGCCGTGGATGACAGCGGCAACGTGGCGTTGCCGGTGCTGCAGCTCAACTTCGGCGGGCCGGCGCCGGCCGCGCTGGCGGCCTCGGATGGCCGCGGCGCCATCTCCATCCTCGATGTGCAGAAGTTGATGGAAGATCAACGGCTTAGCGAAAGCGAGCCGGGCGCGTCGCACGGCGATGGGTCGCACGATCCCGCGCAAGGCGTTGATGCGGAAGGGGAAAGCGATGATTGAACCCATGATGAAAAATCACGGTGTCTCGCCCTCGCCCGCGCGCGAGGGCCGCACCTGGTGCCGGTCCCGGTCTGTCCCGGGCGGCCCCGGCGCGGCCGGTGGGCGGGCGGCACCCCCCTCCCCCCCTCGATCTGGCCCGGCCGGCGGGCGCGGCCTTCCCCCGAAGCCCCCCCTCCCCTCCCCGCCGGCGGGGTCGTGCTCACACCGATCAGGATTTGGGGGGTCGCGGAACCAATCCAGCCGCGAAACCGAGGGCGCGGGGGCTGCGGGTGTGGGGTCGGCCGGGTTCGGGAGGCGCGGATGAGCGCGCAGCAGCTTCCCGAAACCCCCGCGCTGCTCCAGGCGTGGGACCCGCCCGGGCCTGTGTCGCAGGCCTTCGCCCTCGATTTCACCTCCCGGGTCAAGTTCTTCATGGGCCCCGTGGGTGCTGGAAAGACCACCACCTGCATCTTCGCGTCTCAAGCCTTCAGCGCCTGCATGCCGGTGTGCATTGACGGCATCATCCGATCCAAAGGCGTGGTGGTGCGCGACAGTTTCAGGACACTGGAAAAGACCACCATGGCCTCATGGTTCCAGTGGTTCCCGAAGGACTACCCGGGCTGGGACTTCACCGGCGGCAACGATCGCCCGGCGACGCATACCATCCGCTTCCGGCGGCCGGACGGCCGCATGGTGGAGAGCATCACCGAATTCGTGGGCATCGGCGACAAGAGGGTGGAGGACATCCTGCGCGGCTGGGAGGGCAGCTGGGCCTGGATGAATGAGGCCGATCTGATGAGCCAAGACGTGCTCATGTACCTGGTGCAGCGCATGCCCCGCTATCCCTCGAAGCGGCTGCTTCCGCCCGGGATCAAGCGGCCGGCCATGGTCATGGGCGACCTCAATGCGCCTGACATCGACAATTACGTCTACAAGAAGTTTATCGAGGACTGCCCGCCGACCTGGAAGCTGTATGTGCAGCCCGGTGGGCTCGATCCCGGTGCGGAAAACCTCAAGCACCTCGAGGCGGACTACTATCCGGGCATGATGCACGGCCAGCCGGACTGGTGGATCCGCCGCTTCATCCATAACCGCTTCGGCTATTCCCGCTTCGGCCACCCCGTCTATGGCGAGTTCAACGAGACGCTGCACGTCGCCAGCGGCGAGCTGGCGCCGCGCCCCGGCATTCCCATCGCCATCGGCCTCGACGGCGGCCTCACGCCGGCGGCGGCGATCGTGCAGCAGCTGCCCGATGGCCAGATCCTGGTGCTGGACGAGCTGGTGCCCGGGCACGGCCTCGGCCCCACCCGCTTCGCCACCGAGCTGGTGCGCCTTCTGCTGGAACGCTATCCCGGCTTTGATATCCGCGTCATCGTCGCCGACCCGGCAACCGAGCATGGTGCCGACACCGAGGCCGGCGAGCTGTCGTGGCTCGAAACCGTCGCGAAGGCCCTGCAGCAGGCGGTGGTGCCCTGCTTCACCAATGAGCCGGGCCTGCGGACGGAGGCGGTGCGCCTGCGCCTGGTGCAGATGATCGACGGGCGGCGGCCGGGCCTGCTGGTGTCGCCCCGCTGCCGCAAGCTCATCCAGGGCTTCGCCTACGGCTACCACTTCGAGAACGTGAAAAAGGATGCCAACGCGCCGTTCAAGGAACGGCCGGAAAAGAACGACTTCTCCCACGTCCACGACGCCCTGCAGTACGTCGTGCTGCAGGTAGTCGGCCGCTACGGCGTCATCAATGAAGCGGCGAAGTCGGGGCGGCCCGGGCGGCCGGAGACGCCGCAGGCGCCGGCGCAGCGGCCGGGCGACTTCAACGTGTGGAACACATGAGCCTCACCCTGCACGCCGCCAACCGCTTCGACCTCGCCGAGGTGTACGGCCCGCGGCCGCCGGCGGAGTGGGCGGCCATCCTCTGGCAGGCGGAAAAAGGCATCACCTTCGCCTTTCGGGATGCCACCGGCCGCGCCCAGTGCGTCGGCGGATATGTGCCCTGGCCGGCCTTCGATGTGTGGGAATGCTGGTTTCATGCGGGTCCGCAGGCCGCGCCGCACATGCTTTCGTTCGTCCGTCTCGCTCGGTTGACCCTCTCCTGCCTGCCGCAGGATGACCCTCGCCCCATCGAGGCCGCGATCGTGTCGCCGGCCGGCGCGCGCCTCGTGGCCGCCGTCGGCTTTCGTCGCATCGGCACCATCGGAACTCCGGTGCTCCGGAGTTCCGAACTGGGGGGCGGAAAGCGGGAACACCCGCTTTCCGGCGCGGTGGAAGTCTGGAGAGCGCACCATGAGCGGCCTGCTCGGACCGAGTGACGATCAGAAGAAACAGCAGGCCCGGGATGCCGCCAGCTCGCGCGGCTCGGCCCTGGCGGCGCTCCTCGCCCGCGAGGCGGAACTCGACACGGAAGGCGCCGCCGGCTCCTCCCGCCGGGCCCGTGGCAAGCGCCTGCTGCGCTCGCTGACCGACGAAGACGGCAACGCGACGCTGGGCTGAGCATGGCAGCCCCCACCGTCAAGGATCTCAAGTACCGCCGCGCCCAGGCCGAGCGCGAATGGGCGCTGTTCAAGCCCCTCTATGACGAAGCCTATGACTTCGCCATTCCCTACCGGCGCGGCCTCACCTATGGGCCCAAGGGCGAGAAGCGGGTCGATCGCACCTTCGACATGACGGCGATCATGTCGGCCTTCCGCTTCGCCGGAAAGCTGCAGCAGGATCTCTGCCCGCCCGGCGAGCAGTGGCTCAAACTGGAGCCCGGCCCCCTCGTCCAGGGCAAGGAGCGCGAGCAACTCGCCAGCGAACTGGCGGTCGTCTCCGAGCAGGCCACCGCCATGTTCATGACGGGCGACTGGGACCTCGCCTTCCATGAGATGGCCATCGACCTCGGCGCCGGCACCGGCGCGATGATCATGGATGACGCGCCGCGGCTCTGGCAGAACCGCGGCAAGCTCGCCTCCTTCGCCGCCATCCCCTCCGAGGAGGTGCTCCTCGAGCCGGGCCTCTTCGGCGATATCGGCGGCGTATTCTGGAAGCGCAAGTTTCCCGGCCGCCAGCTCCGCGCCAAGTGGCCCAAGGGTCAATTCTCGCAGCGGCTCAACCGCCAGATTGAGGAGAAGCCCAACGAGGACATCGAGATCTGTCAGGATCTCACGCTCGATTACGAGACGGGCGTGCGCCACTTCCACGCCTACGACGCCGGCGCCCAGGAGGGCGAGCCGCCGATCTTCACCCGCGAATATCGCGCCTCGCCATGGCTCACGCCGCGCTATTTCCGCGTGCCGGGCGAGACGTGGGGCCGCGGCCCCATCCTTCTGGCCATGCCGGCCATCAAGACGCTGAACAAGGCCCAGGAACTCACGCTGAAAGCCGCCGCCATCACCATGCTGGGCATCTACACCGCCCGGGATGACGGCGTGTTCAACCCCGCCACCGCCTCGGTCAGCCCGGGCGCCTTCTGGAAGGTGCTGTCCAACGGCGGCGCGCTGGGGCCGACCATTGCCAAGCTGCCCGAACCGCGCATCGACCTGTCGCAGATCGTGCTCAACGAGCTGCGCATGTCGGTGCAGTCAGCCATGATGGATCAGTCCCTGCCGCCGGACGGGGCGGCGGTGCGTTCGGCGACCGAGATCCTCGAGCGGGTGAAGCGCCTGGCTTCCGACCATGTGGGCGCCTTCGGGCGCCTGGTGCACGAGATCGTCCTGCCCGCCGGCGAGCGCGCCCTCGAAATCGCCTATGACGCCAAGATCATCACCGTGGATGTGTCCATCGACCAGCTGTTGGTGAAGACGCGCGTCACCTCGCCCATTGCCGTGGCGCGCTATGCCGCCCAGGCGCAGAAGTCGGTGGAGTTCGCCGGCATCGTCCGCTCGCTCATGGCGACGCCGCCCGGCTCCCTCGAGGATCTGGTGCTCGACAAGGTGCCGCTGCTGATGGACATCGGCCGCGGCCTCGGCGTGCCGGAACGCCACCTCATGGACGAAAAGCGCCGACAGGCCCTCCAGGAGCAGGTGCAGGCCCTGGTGGCCAATGCCATGACGCAGGCCCAGCTCGCCGCCCAGCAGCAGCAACAAGGCGCCGGCGCCCCGCCCGCGCAGGGAGCCCCCGCATGAAATCATCGTCGTATTTGCCCCGGCCGCGGGGCTTCAAGCACCGTTCGGCAGGCCGTGATCTCTGCCGAGAAAATACGATCGATCCTGCTGCCAATGACGAAATCGCGGTGGACAGGTTTGGCGAAGCCATGAAGGCCAAGCTCGCCGTCAAGCGAGAGCAAGGCTATGGCGGCTGGGATGACAAGGAACAGTGCTCGGCCGAACACCTGTCCCGCCTTCTGCGCGAACACGTCGAGAAGGGCGATCCGGTGGACGTCGCGAACTTCGCGATGATGCTCTACCAGCGGGGCGAGCGGATCAAATGAGCATGCTCCTCCCCGAAGCCGAGCCCGGCGGAATGCTCTCCCTTGCCCGCCTCATCGCCCAGGCCGGCGACATGGGGTGGGACTGGTTCGACCAGCTGCCCGGCGGCAAGGCCAAGAGCGCGGCGGAAGCTGGCATGGAGATCGCCGCCTCGCAGCGCCTCGCCCAGGCCTGCTCACGCCTCGCCGACAATCCCGATTTCGTGCTGCTGCTGGAGCACCTGGTGGCCGTCACCATCCTGCAGCCGCCCCAGTTCCAGGCGCCCAGCCTGACCATCGACCAGACGGCGCTGCTCAAGGCCGCGCACGACGCGGAATGCGCGCTGGTCTGGCGCCTGCTCAAGCTTGTGAGGGAAGGCCGCGCCATTCCGCTGGCGCGCGCGCAAGAGGAGAAGAAAGATGCCGTGGTTTCTCAAAATGCTCCTGCTCCGCGCCCCGGAAGACGGAAGCGGCGCGGGGGGTAGCCCAGCCGGCGGCGCTGGTGGCGGGGCGCCCGCAGGTGGCGCGCCGGGTGGCGCTCCCGAGGGTGGTGCTGGTGGTGGTGCTCCTGCCGGCGGCGCCGGCGCGGCTGACCCCTATTGGCGGGACTTCCTGCCGAACGACATGAAGGCCGAGAAGCCGGAAGAGCGGTTCGACCGTCTCGCCAACGGCTACAAGGGATTGCGCGACCAGATCGCCGCGCGCCCCCAGCCGCCCAAGACGGCGGCGGAATATGCCTTCGAGCCATCCGAGAAGATCAAGAGCTATATCAAGCCCGATGATCCGGTGCTCGCCATCGCCCGCGACGCGGCGCACGAGATCGGCCTGCCCAAGGACCATTTCGGCAAGTTCGTGGGCAAGATCTTCGAGGTGGCACAGGACAAGGGCCTTCTCGCCCAGCCCTACGATCCGCTCGCCGAGGGCCGCAAGATCGCGGAGCGCATCGCCCCCGGCAAGAGCTGGGAGGAAGCGAAGCCCGTCGTCACCGGCGTCGTGAAGGAGATGGAGAGCTTCGCCGGCGTCGTGGCGGACCAGCTCAAGCTGGGCGAAGGCGCCAAGGGCCTCCTCCTCAGCCTCACGGACGAGGCCTCCGGCGTGGAGCTGCTGCAGGCCCTTTCGGGCGCCATGGGCAAGGATCCGGCGTTCAAGGTTGCTGGCAACGCCGCAGCCGCCGGACAATGGACCAAGGAAAGCCTCGACAAGGCCGTGGCCGATCCCCGCTACAATCCCCTGTCCCCCGGCTACGACAAGGCTTTCCGCGAGCAGGTCGACGCCGGCTTCCGTCAGGTGCACGGCACCTGACGCTCGGTTGACGGCGCCGGCGGCGCCTTAGCCTCACCCTCAATTCACGGGAAAGCCCGCTTTCCGCCCCCGCTCGGCAACGCCGGGGGCGGCTGCGGCTCTCCTCCCGGGAAGATCCTCAATCTTCTCCCGAGGGGAACGCGATGCTGTTCGCACCCAACTGGTTCGTTGAAGAGTACCGCTCCAACGTCCGTCACCTGTTCCAGTCGCAAGGCTTCAAGATGAAGCCCACCGTGACGCCCGAAGGCCGCATCGACGGCAAAACGGCCTACTGGCCGTACTTCGGCACGTTCGAGATGCAGGAGAAGAGCCGCGGCTCCGAGACGCCGCCGGCCAATCCCGAGCAGGACAAGCTGTCCGCCAACCTCAAGGACTACGACGCCCTCTACGAGATCTACGAGGAAGATCTCACCAAGATGAGCGCCAGCGAGAAGGCGGCGGCCCAGATGGCCGGCGGCATGGCGGTCGGCCGCAAGGTCGATAGCATCATCATGAACGCTGCCAACGATGCCGTCGTTGCCGCCGGCAACAAGACGGTGGGCGACGGCACCGGCGACTGGGATCTGTTCCAGGCCGAGGCGGTCATCGAAGCCCTGGTGGATGACGACATGGTGCCCAGCGACGGCGGGATCACCGCCGTGATCCCCTATCGCTGGTTCAACATCATGATGAACTACAAGGAGTTCAACAACTCCGAGTGGGTCGGCACCGACATGAGCTTTCCCACCGGCGTCCGGGCCAAGCGCTGGAACGGTGTGAACTGGGTGCCCTTCGCCAAGAAGGAACTCATCATCCCGTCCGCCAACCAGGCCTACGGCTTCATCTACCACCGCATGTGTCTCGGCTATGCCACCAATTACGAGGGCAAGGTCAACATGCAGTGGGACAACCGCAAGGGCTGCTGGACCACCCGCCTCGATCTCCAGGCGACCGCCCTCGCCCTCTATCCCAACGCCGCCGGCATCCGCCGCCTGCACTTCAAGACGAACACCGCGCTGCAGCGGCCCATCGTCCGCACGCAGACCGTCGCGTGATCCCTCGCCGCGGCATCTGCCGCGGCGACGTCGCTCCCTTTCAAGGAACCGAACCATGGCTTTCGAACCGCGAAGCTTTCGCTCCAAGTCGGCCGGCGTGGCGCTGGCCACCTCGGGTGCGCGGTCCGCCCGCGACTGGCGCTACATCACCAACGACGACCACGCCACCGTCGCCGCGGCCGGCTACTTCAACAATCACCGCGCCCATGTCGGCGTCGGCGACTACGTGTACGCCTCGGTCGATCTCGACGGCACCCCGCAGGCGCGCATCTACATGTTCAACAGCGTCCCGGCCTCCGGGAACGTCACCGTCGTGCAGGTGAACAACAGCTGATCCCGCTTCGGCGCCGGGGCCCTTAGCGGGGCATTGCGGGCGCTCCGGCGCCGAACGCCGCGCCGGCCGGACCTTCCCTCCGGCCGGCGCGGCTTCATCTCTGACGGGGAACTGCTGTGCTCGATCACCTCACCGTCGCCAACGAGGCCTGCGCCCTCTCCGGGGTCGCGCCCATCCAGTCGCTGCAGGCACAGACGCCGGCGGCCGCGCAGGTGCGCCTCGCCTATGACCGTGTGCTCGGCCACTGCCTCGGCATTCACCGCTTTTCCTTCTCGCTCTCCACCCGCCGCCTGTCGCGCCTGGTGGATGCGCCCGAAACCGGCTGGCTCTACGCCTTCGACCTTCCGGCCGATCGCGTCGGGGCGCCTATCGCCGTGCTCGATGACGTGAAGCGCCCGGGCCGCCACTTCACCGACTGGCTGCTCGAGGGCGCCCAGGTGCATTCCGACGCGCCCGACCTGTGGGCGCGGATCCGCATCGTCCCGGCGCCCGTCGTGTGGTCGCCGCCCTTCCGGCACGCCTTCACGGTCGCGCTGGCCGCCGACCTCGCCTTGACCGCCAAGCGCGACAAGACCCTGCGCCAGATCCTGCACGAGGAGGCGTTCGGCTCGGCGCAGTACAACGGCCGCGGCGGACTGATCCTGGCGGCCATCACCGACGACAGCCAGTCCACCGCCTCGCTGGAAAACCCCGCGGTGTCCAACGATCCGCTCACCGGCGCTTGGAGAAGCTGATGCCCGGCCAGCCTGGAAAGCTGCAGGCCTCCTTCGTCTCCGGCGAACTGGCGGACACGCTCGAGGCCCGCAAGGATCTCAAATACTACCGTTCGGGCCTGCGGCAGGGCGTCAACATCATCACCCTCCCCCAGGGCCCGGCGACGCTGCGGCCCTATTTCCGGCAGGTGAGCCGGGCCCGGCGGCTGATCGCCCCCATCTCCACCGCCGGCGCCACCATCACGGCGCCCGCCGGCGGCACGGTCGCCAACGCGACGGATGGCGACGCCGCCACGCGCGTGGTGTCGGGCACCCTCTCCGGCGCCGGCCCGCATGTGCTCCTGCAGGTGAATTTCGGCGCGCCAACCGCCGTCTCGGCCGTGGACGTGGCGCCTTTCAAGTCTGCCACCGGCGGACGCATCAGCGTGGAACATTGGGACGGCGCCAGCTGGCAGCTGCTCAACGGCGATCGCGCGCTGCGCACCGTGGACCGCTCCCGCCGCTTCTGCGCGCCGCCGGCGGCGCCGGTCACGGCGGATCTCTGGCGGGTGGTCGCGCGCGACCTCGCCACCGCCGGGACGGTGGAGATCGGCGGCATCGCCTTCCATGCGGAGGGCGCGGATTACGGCCCCTCGCGCCTGCGCTCCTTCGGCTACAGCCGCGAGGAAGCCTATGACGTGCTCCTCTCCGCCGGTCATGCGGACGTCTACAAGGCCGGCGCCGGCTGGATCACCGGCTTTTCCCTGCCCCATACCGGCGATGAGCTGGCGGTCGCGCGCTGGCGCCAGCAGCTGAACACCGCGCTCGTGTTCTGCGCCACCCGCAAGACGGTGCGCATCTTCCGCGAGGGCTCGGATCTGGAATGGGAAGTCGGCCCGGTTCCCTACAAGGACTTGCCGGAGAACGATTTCGGCGACGTGGACTACACCAACGGCGAGCCGGCGATCTGGGATTTGCAGTTCGTGAACGTCGGCACCAACCAGGTGTTCACCATCACCATCGACGGCGAGGAGACCGTGGGCATCGGCCCCGTCACCCAGCCGAACCTCAACCCCACCCAGGTCATCCCGCTGATGAAGGATGCCATCGAGGGCCTGCCGACCATCGATCCGGGCATCACGGTGGAGAAGCTCGATACCCCCATCCGCTACCGCGTGACATTCACCGGCACCGGCAATGAGGGGCAGGTCATCGTCAACGCCACCAAGGTGCTCAACGCGGCGGACGCGGCCATCAGCTGGCAGCGGATCCAGAAGGGCAAGAAAGGCGGCGAGGTGCAGTTTTCCGACCTGCGCGGCTGGCCCCGCTGCGGCTGCTTCTATCAGCAGCGCCTCTTGGTGGGCGGCTCCCCGGGCCTGCCGAACGCCCTCACCGTCTCCGTCACCGGCGAGTATTACAGCTTTCAGACCGAGATCACCCGCGCCAACGGCGCCTTCGTGGCGCCCATGGACACCGAAGGCGCCGAGGTCATCGAGGAGATGCTCTCCGCGCGCACGCTCCTGGTGTTCACATCCGAGGGTGAATACTGGCTCACCAATCCCACCCTCACCAAGGAGCAGGCGCCGAACCTGGTGAAGGCTTCGAGCCACGGCATCGCGGAGGGCGTGCCCGTGGTGGAGAACGAAGGCGGCGCCGTCTTCGTATCCTCCACCGGCGCCACCCTGCTGCAGTTCCGCTGGAACGAGGTGGACCAGACCTATTCCACCGAACGCCTGTCGGTGCTCGCCACCCACCTGGTCAACGACGTCAGGGACATCGCCCGCAAGCGTGCCACCGCCGACACCGACGCAAACCTGCTGTGGTACCTGCAGGCGGACGGCGCCATGCGCATCGTCACCCTCCTGCGCGAACAGGACGTGACCGGCTTCGCCCGGGTGGATACGGACGGCAAGGCCCTCGCGGTGTGCTGCAACGCGGCCAATGAGGTGACGGCGCTGTTCGAGCGCGAGGTCTCCGGCGCGCCGGTGCGCTTCGTGGAGCGGGCCGAGAACGGCCTCCTGCTGGATCAGGCCGTCTCCTTCTCGCTGGAGGCGCCCTCCACCACCCTCACCGGCCTCACCGATCATGAAGGCGTCGAAGTGTGGGTCATCGGCGACGATGAGGTGTTCGGCCCCTACACCGTCGAAGAGGGCACAGTGACCCTGCCCACAGCGGTGTCGGAGGTGACGGTCGGCCGCTGGCGCCCATTCCTGCTGGAAACCCTGCCGCCCTCGCGCGAGGTGGGTCCGCAGATCGTCACCGAAAGCCCGGTGGGCTTCCACACCGTGCGGCTGCTGCTCAAGCAAACCACCTCCGTCGCGGTCGGCGCCAACGGCGAAGAGGTGGTTGACGTGCCGCTGCTGGACTTCGGCGGCCTGCCGGACGTGCCCTCCACGCTCAATCGCTTCACCGGCCGCCGCGTCGTGGAAGGCTTCTCCGGCGCCGTGGACGATCCGACCATCATCGTCACGCAGAAGCGGCCCGGCCACATCACGCTCCTGTCCATCACGCCGGAGGGGGATTTCTGATGGAGCTGCTCCTCACCGCCGCCGCGTCGCTGACGACGGCCGCCACCGGCGCCGGCGCCGCGGCAGCCGCCGCCGCGCCCGTCGCGGTGCTCGGCGCCGCCGGCCCGCTGGCGGTGCCCACCTTCATGGGCACGGCCGGCGCCACGGCCGCCGCCGGCGGCGGCCTCCTCGGCGCCCTCACCGGCGGCAGCGCCCTTTCCTCCGTGCTTTCCGGCGGCGTCACCGTCCTGTCCGCGCTGCGCGGTCTGGACGCGGCCAAGGAGAAGAGTTTCGAGGCGGACATGAAGGCCGCCGACACGCGGCAGCAGATCACCGACGAACGGGAGGCGGCCGCCCGCCGGCGCATCAATCTCAAAGATGAGATGTACGACGTGCTCGGCAAGAACGACGTGGCGACCGCCGCCGCCGGCATCGACCTTTCCTATGGCTTCGGCCAGCAGCAGCGCGAGACGGTACTCGCCAAGGGCGCCCAGGAAGTCTCCATCGACAGCGCCACCGAGGCGCGCCGGCTGCGCGAGCTGAAGATGCGCGAGGAGAACTACAAGCGCATTTCGCGCGGCGCGCGCAACAGCGGCACGCTCTCGGCCGCCCTCGCCGTGGGAGAAGGCGCAACGAAGCTCGCCGGGAGGTATGGCTGATGGCCCGCGTCGTCCAGAACCAGGCGGAGTTCAACGGCCAAGGCGCGATCGGCGCAGCTGGCCGCGGCCCGGAAGGCTCGCTTGCCGGCGTCTATGCCGGCGAGGCCGCCGGCCTCGACCAGCTGGGCGATGCCTTCGGGCGCCTCGCCGACCGGCAGGCGGCGACCGAGGGCGAGATGGCCGGCGCCAAGGCCGGCCTCGAGGGCAAGCCCGAACTGACCGGCCGCAGCTCCATCTATGGCGCCAATTACGAGATGGCGGCGCTGCGCACCTATGCCGACCGTCTCGACACCAAGCAGATGGAAGGCACCTTCGCCGTCTACCAGCAGCACCGCGACGATCCGGGCGCCCTGGCGAAGGGCCTCGCCGACCTCAAGCAGAAGATGCTGTCCGAGGACGTGCTCGAGGATCCGCGCGCCCGCGCCATCTTCGAGCGCCAGTTCACCCGTTCCGCCACGATCTACCAGCGCGAGGCCCTGGAGCGCGCCGATACGCGGATGCGCCAGCAGGTCGCGGCCGACGCCACCACCGCCTACACCACGTCCGGCATGAACCTGCAGCGCCTCGGCCGCGCCGCCGGGCTCGATCCGGCGACCGACGCGGACCTGGAAGAGGATTTGAAGCGCAACGACAACATCCTGGACCGCGCCGTGGCCAGCGGCGCCGTGACGCCCCAGTCGGCGGCGGCGCTGAAGCTGCGCGCGCGCAAGGATCTGGCCGAGGCCCGCGTGAAGGGCCAGTTCGCCAAGATGCCGGAGGCAGACCGGCCGGCCTTCGCCAGCAAGGTCATGGACGAATGGCAGAACGGCAAGGGGCCGCTGAAAGACCTCGATTTCGAGGATGCGTCCCGTCTCTCCGCAGACCTCGAGCGCGACCTCAGCGCCGACCGCGTGCGCAAGGCCACCGCCTCCAACGTGCTCGAGCACCAGGCGCAGAAGATCCAGAGGCTCTCCGCCCAGGGCTATGACATCGCCGACACCGAGTGGAAGCAGCTGGAAAGCGCCGCCGGCCGCGTGGACGGCGGGCCTCAGACCGTGGACCGCCTGCGGCAGGAGGCCGCCACCTTCCGCGCCTGGCGCAACATGAGGCCGGACGCCCTGGACCGCGCCCTTGACCAGGAGCGGGCGAAGCTGGCGAAGAACGGCGCCGACGAGCTGGCGGCCTCCCGCCTCGCCGCCGGCGAAACCCTGCTGAAGGAGATGCGCACCCAGCTGGCCGCCGATCCGCTGGGATGGGCGGAGCGCACGGGCACGGCCCAGCCGGTGCCGCTGGATCTCAACGACCCGGGCACGGCGCAGGTGCGCATTGCCCAGGCGCAGGAGGTGGCCCGCCATTACAATGTGGCGCCGGTCTATCTCCGGCCCGAGGACCGCGCCGCCATTTCCGCCGCCCAGGCCGCCGGCGGCCAAGGCATGGTGGCCACGGCGCGCGCGATCGTTGACGGCTTCGGCGACCTTGCCCCTCGGGTTTTCGCCGAAGCCTCCAAAGAGGCTCCCCTGCTGGCCCGCGTCGGGGCGCTTGCCTCATCCGGCGCTGCATCCACCCTCATGGAGGATGTGGCGACCACGCTCGGGAACCGCGCCACGCCGGGCCACAAGGCGCCGGGCTGGGCCGAGGATAAGGCCCGCCATTTGGCCGTCGCCGCCAACGAGGTGTACGGCTCTGCCTTCTCCGCATCGCCCAGCGAGCGGGAAACCGCCGAGACCCTTGCCCGTACCGCCTTCGAAACCCGCGTTTACCGCCGCGGCTTCGTCCCGAAGCTGGACGACACCGACACCCTGAAAGGCTTCAAGCAGACGCTTCAGGAGGCGGCGGGCGCCTCCTTCGATGCGGACGGCCGGCAATATGGCGGCGTCGCGACACGGGCCAACGCATTCCAGTGGCACGTGGGCGTCTGGCGCATGCCATGGCAGGGCGAGGAAAAGGTGCTGGTGCCCCCGAACATGCGCGCGGACAGGTTTGACCGCGTGGTGGACGCCATCCGCGATGAGGACTTGACCCGGTTCGGTCCCGTCGCCGGCGGAAAGCCCCTCTCGGCGGACATGGTGCGGCTCGGCCATCTCGTGGCGGTGAAGCCGGGCCAATACCTCGTCGCGCAGGGCGATCCGGGTGGCGACGATCCCCAATATGTCGCGCGGGCCGATGGCAGGCCCTATATCCTTGACCTCGATGCGCTGGAAGGCGCCCTGCGTTCCCGCGTTCCCTCCGCGTATCGGGGGAGCCGATGACCGTCTTTTTCGGCAATCCGGGACGCTTCCCCGCCGGCGCGACCCTCTGGCAGCCGCCGGCGGAAGAGGCGGATGTGGATGTGGTGCGCGACTTGCGCGTGGCCGCCGACGCCTTCGATGCGGCGCAGGCGGCGCAGCGGTTCACCGGCAACGCCTACAGCAGCCTCGCGGCGGCCGAAGCCGCCATCGACCGCCGGAATGATGCGATCAAGGGGGCCACCGGCATCGCCCTGGACAATCCTTATCGCTCGTTCATCGCGCCGGAAGATCGGCGGGCCAAGGCCCTGGAGCTGGGCTATCCCGCCGCCACTGGTGGTGAAATCATCAGCCGGCCGATCATCGCCGACCGGGTGCGCACCTACGAGGAGCGCCTTGCGCAGCTCGCGCAGGAGCGGCCGGATGATCAGGCGGCGCAGGCCGCCATTCGCCCCGGCGTGAGCGTGGAAGCCGATACGCGCGCACTCGCTGCTGCGTCGGAGCGCCGCGCGGGCGAGGCGCTCGCCGACCCCTCCTCGGAACCGGTGATGAAATGGGCTGGCTACTTCGCCGGCACCATGGCGGGATGGGTTCGTGATCCGGCCAACGTCGCGCAGATCCTTACCGGATGGGGCGGAGGCTCGGCCGCCGCGACCATTGGTGGCGCCGTGGTGAGAGGCGCGCTCCGTGAGGCCGTGGTGAATGGGGCCGGCGAGGCCGTTGTTCAGCCGGCCATCCAGAAATGGCGCGCCGAGCTCGGGCTTGACGCGGGCCTCGCCGAGGGCGCCCAGAACGTCGCCATGGCCGCGGCGTTCGGCGGCATCATCGGCGGACTTGGCGCGGGCCTCGGGCACGCGCTGCATCCGCCGGCTCACCTGCCTGCCGCCCGCGAGCCTGCGGTGCCTCAGGGCGTTCCCCCACGCGGCCAGCAGGAAGTGCCGCTGATCGTCCGCGCGATCGGCGGCGACGATGAAGCCCTGATCGCCGCCGCCCGGGAGAGCGGAGACCCGGTGCTGAAGGCTGGCGCCGAGGCCATGGAGGCGGACAATCTGGCGCGTGGAACGCCGCCTCCGGCCGGCATCTCCTCCGATGACCATGGCGCCTATTTCGCCCAGGCGCTCCGCTTCGCCGAGGACCCCGAAGCCGCCCCGCCGCCCCGCGTCGCGTTTCCCGAGGGCTTCACCGTCTGGCATGGGAGCCCGCACGATTTCGATGCCTTCTCAACCCTTAAGATCGGCTCCGGCGAAGGCGGCAACGCCTTCGGCACCGGCCTTTACTTCGCCGAGCGCCGGGGTGTCGCCGAGTGGTACCGCGATGAATTGACGGCGCGCCTCTCCGGCGCCGAGGACGGTGGCGAGCGGGCCGCCTCGGGCAACCTCTACGAAGTGCAGGTGCGCCGCGAGCCGGACGAGTTTCTCGACTGGGACAAGCCGATCGGCGAGCAATCCCCAAGGGTGCAGGCGGCTTTGGCCCGCATTGGCCTCGATGCCGAAGGCTACGCCGCCCGCATCGATCTGAGGGACCGCACGGGCGCCCTCGATATCGAGGGGGCGAGCCGCTACGCGAAGGGCGAATACATCTATAGCGCTCTCGCGCAGGCGGCGGAGGGCGGCGCCGACGATGCCAGCAAGGCGCTGGCCGACGCTGGCATTGCCGGCATTCGCTATGCCGAAGGACAGGCGCGCGTGCGCGGGCCGGATGGCGACAGGGTTACGGCCGACGCCGCCCGCAACTATGTCGTGTTCCGTGATGATGATGTCTCCATCGTCGCCAAGAACGATACTCCCACTCGCCGCCCCTCGGCACCGGAGCCGGCGGCCGCCGCGCCGCCAGAAAAGCCACGCGGCGTGCTCGATGCCTATCCTGTCGCCGACGACGCCACGGGCGGGGCCCGCATGGTCACGTCCGACGCCCTGAAGGCGTCCGGCGCCCGCGACGGCGAGCTCGCCGCCATCACCCGCGCCTGCAACACCTGAGGCCCCTATGAGCTTCCGCGACTGCCTTGTGACCGCCGTGAAGGCAAAGGAGCTGAGCCAGGAGGAGGCCGACCAGCTCAACGCCGCCTACGAGCAGATCCGCGCCGGCAAGCGCGCTCGCATGGGCGACGCCGCCGCGGACATTGCGGCGCGGGACGAGTTGGCGGCCCGCCTCACCGCCGAGGCGGCCGAGAAGAAGCGGCAGGCGGGCTTGACGCAGGTCGCCGTTGATGGCGTGCGCACGGATGTGATGGGGTATCGCGACGCGCGCGGCAGGCCGGACATTGCGGAAGCCATCATCCGCCTGTTCGAACACTACGGCCGCACCGGCTATTCCTCCGTCATGGGGAAGGCGAAGGCCATCATCGGCGCGGCTCACGCCGACATGGAAGTCTTGCTGCACGAGTTCCGCCGGACGGCCGTCGCCGGCACCCGCATGAACAAGGCGCGTCTAGACAACGTGGTACGCGAGCTCTTCGGGCAATCCACCGGCGACGTGGCTGCGAAGGAGATGGCGGACGCATGGAAGCGCGTGGCGGAAGGCCTGCGCGAGCGGTTCAATGCCGCCGGCGGCGCCATCGCCGAGCTGAAGGATTGGGGCCTTCCTCAGGGTCATGATCGCCGCGCCATGATGCGGGCCGGAAAGGAAGCTTGGAAGGCCTACGTCCTGCCCCGCCTCGATCCCGCGCGCATGGTCAATCCGTTGACCGGTGAAGCACTCTCCCCGGCCGAATTGCCGGCGGCGCTGGATCACGTGTGGGACACCATCATCACGGAGGGCTGGAACACACGCGAGCCCAGTCGCTCGCCTTTCGGCAAGGGTGCGCTCGCCAACCAGCGGCAGGATCATCGCTTCCTCGTCTTCAAGAGCGCCGACACCTGGCTGGAATACAGCCGGGAGTTCGGCCGCGGCGACCCCTTCGCCATCATGATGAACCACATCAACCTTATGGCGCGCGATATCGCCGCCATGGAGCGGTTCGGGCCAAACCCCAACGCCACCATTGAATGGTTACGGCAGATCATCCGGCAGGAGGCGGCGAAGGCCGCCAACAAGGATCCCGAAAGCCTTTTCAGGCCAGGCCTCGGCGGTGCCCGCAGCGCCGACAGTGCCCGCGAGATTGCCCTTCGCCAGGTCGATGGCCTGTGGGATCGCTTTCGCGGTGCCGCCGAATTGCCGGAACGCCAATGGCTGGCGACGGCAGGCTCGGTAGTGCGCAATATCACCACCGGCGCGCGCCTTGGTGCCTCCACCTTGTCCGCGGCGACCGGCGACCCGATGACCATGGCCTCGGCCGCCAAGTTCATGGACATGCCCATGACGCTGGTGGCCCAACAGGTTGCCCGCCAGATGCAGGCCGGCTCGCGCAGGGAGGCTGTGGCTGCCGGATTGATCCTTGACGATGCCATGCACATCCTCGGTGCCGGCGCGCGCTGGCAGGGCGCGCTCTCCGGGCCTGAATGGTCACAGCGCATCCCGGATCGCGTGCTCACCTACAACGGCCTTCAGGCCCTGACGCAGGCTGAAAAGCATGGCTGGGGTCGCTCCATTCAGGCCTTCACCGCCGGCCAGATGGATAGGCGCTGGGCCAACCTTCCTGAGGGCTATCGGCGCGTCATCGAGGGCTACGGCCTGAAGGAGGCGGACTGGGAAGTGATCCAGAAGGCCGTACCGGAGCACAACGATGAAGCGCAGTTTCTCCGCCCGCAGGACATTGCCGCGACCGGCGCGCCGAACGCGCGCGACATTGCGGAGCGCTACATGCAGATGATCCTCGGTGAGACCGAGTATGCCGTGCCCTCGGGAACCGAGCGCGGGCGCGTTGCCTTCATCGGCCGCACCCGTCCCGGAACCTTCGTGGGCGAGTTCATGCGCTCGGCCGCCATGTTCCGGGGCTTCAGTGTCTCGATGGTGATGACGCAGGGCGGCCGCTACTTCGCGGAAGTGCAGGCCGGCCGCGGTGCCCGGTCCGCGAAATTCGTCGGTGCGACCTTCATTGCTTTGACGCTCGGCGGCATGCTCCGGCAATGGCTGGGCGATATCATCCAGGGCCGCGATCCCCAGCCTCTCAGCAAGGAGTTCGTCGTCGCCTCCATGCTGCAAGGCGGCGGCATGGGCATCTTCGGCGACTTCGTGTTCGCCGACTACAACCGGTTCGGCAATTCTCTGGCCTCCACCATCGCCGGCCCCGGCGTGTCCTTCGTGGGCGACACGTGGAACCTCACGGGCGGCAATGTGGTGGAGCTGCTGAAGGGCAAGCCCACCAACGCCGCGAGCGAGCTCTCGCGCTGGCTGCGCAACTATCTGCCCTTCGGCAACATATGGTACGTCAATGCCGCCTATCAGAGGGTCATCATGGACCAGCTCCAGCACGCCATCGATCCCAGAGCGGCGCAGAAGTTCAAGCGCCGGGTGCAGGAGGCCGAGCGCGAACGGCATCAGGGCTATTGGTGGAGACCCGGGGAGATGGCGCCACGGCGGGCGCCGCAGATCGGGGGGGATTAGATTTCCTCTGTCCCGCGCTTCGGCGAAACAGTTGGCTCCGGCCGGCGTTGCGGCGGCGCTTGCCGCGTTTTAAGAACAGCGGCGGTTGCAATGTTGGCGATGTTCTCCCGAACACCGCCGACAAAGTCATCCCCGATATGATTTGCGAGAAGGTATTTCCGGTATTCACCTTCGTGCGGCAAGCACAAGCCCAGCGCGGCTTGCGCAATTTCGGTGGCGCTGCCCTGCCCGGCGGATAGGCGAGTGGCTGCTATGACGGCGCACTCGGTCCATTTCACGACAATTTTCTTGCCCTGCTCCCGATCAACGGTTCCGGTCGATCGTGTGGTATTTGACGAAACGGAAGGCGGCTCTGGGCGAGGAGAGGGGGCGGCGACCCCTGCTGTGATCGTCTGGGTGTCCGCGCCGAAAGCGACATAGCCAGTAGTGCCGTCATTCATTCGCAATGAGCCGCTACCACCGGGAGCGTCGGTGCGTCTCGTGACCGTGATCGTTCCGGTCCTGCCATCGCTGCATGAGAAATCGGCTGAGATCGTCGGCGCGTGGTCAAAGGGGTCATAGGAACCGCCGCACCGGAGTTTGCCGTGCAGCTCTGTCACCTCGAACCTGCCGCCGGAAGTGGAGGCTGTGGTGCTGCCGTAGAGCAATTCACCTTTGTTGAGACGAACAGCGGCCGGTACCGTGAAGGACGTGGCGCACCCCGCGAGCAATGATGCTCCCGCCAGCGCGAGAACGACGCGCATCCCACCCCCCTTGACCGTGACCGCGAACCGACTCACCATAACAACCGGAGCTAGAAACTCCCACACCTCAGCGGCTGCCGTCCTCGACAGGGCGGCATTGCGGATTCTCGTACCGTTGCGTATCTCTGGCTCTGGCGGGGGTGCGACGGAATAAGGCGCCTTCGGGTGCACGAAGAAGTTCGCCTGTCTGAGGCAGGTTTCTAGCCCCCGTCACCCACCGGTCGAGAAAGCCGGTGCTGACGGTCACTGCCACCTCAGAGGGCTATCATGACCGTTCACCTCTCCCCCGATGATCTGCGCGTGCTCGATGACGGGCCGCGCGTGCAGGACCTCCGCCTCGCCGAGGCGCTGGGTTTTGAGCGCCCACGTGCTGTACGGCAACTGATCGAGCGCAATATCAAGGAGTTGGAAGACTACGGGGTAATTTGCGCCACGGTGGCGCAAAATCCGGAGGGGAATTTGCCACACGGCGTGGCAAAATCGGAGGAGGTTTGGGACACGGCGTCCCAAACCCATCCCGATACCGACGAGCCCGCCAAGCGCGGCCGAGGCCGCCCCGGCCGCGAGTATTGGCTCAACGAGGAGCAGGCGCTCCTTCTCTCCATGTTCGCCCGCACCGACAATGCCGCCGCCGTGCGCCGCATGCTCATCGGCGCCTTCATGGAATGGCGTCGCCAGCACCGCCGCGAGAGCATCCGTCCGCCGGAGGCCGAGCGCATCCTGCTGCCGCCGCCTTCGGTGGACACGCCCTTCCACCTACAGCCCCCGCTGCCCTCCTCCCTGCGCGAGCTGGAAGAGGATCCGGTGCCCAGCGACACCATGGTGAAGCTGGCCAAGATCCGCACGGCCGAGCGCCTGTTCGGCCGCCGGGCCGCCGCGCGGATCTGGCAGGAGGTGGGCTTCACCGTCTATCCCGAGGCCGAGCACGCCTTCCGCCGCACCCGCCTGGACGAGGGCCGCGCCTGCCTCGCATGGCTGCTGGGGCAGGAGGCCGGCGAGAGCTATCCGCTGGTGCGCGGCATGGTGGAGCTGGCGGAAGAGAACGGCGAAGGCGCCATGGAGGCGCGCCGGCACCTGATCCGGCTCGGCCTCAAGTTCTTCTCCGGCGGCCTCTTCATCTCCAATTCCCACCCGTGGCTCATGCGCGTGTTCGGCGACACCGAATGGGATGCCGGCCGCCACGCCGAGGCCCTGCGCCGCCTGCCCGGCGCCCGGCCCGAGCGCACCTATATCGGCGACCAGCAGCAGCGCGGCACCCTCGTGCCGCTCTCGCTCATCGATGAGCCGCAGGTGCCGTGATCCCAAGGGCCTCCGGCCACCCGCCGGAGGCCCTTTCCCGCTCGGTTGACGCACCCCGGCGCCAGCGATCATGGCCCTCATGTCGCTGCTGCTGCCGATCACTTCATCCGCGCGCGTCTCCGGCCCCTATACGGCGGGCGCCGGGCAAAAGGTGTTCACCTTCGGCTTCCCGGTCCAGCGGGCGGAGGACGTTCGCGTTGAGTGGCGAGCGACCGCAGACGACGATTGGGCCGCTCTCCTGCTGGGGACGCATTACGTCGTTTCCGGCGTCGGCGAACCCGCCGGCGGATCCATCGCCTTCTTCGAGGCGCGGCCGACCGGAAGCCAGATCCTGGTGCTGGGCCGCGCCGCGATCAGCGCGGAGGTGGACGCCCTCCCCGCGAACAGCATCGACAGCTTCGCGCTCAACCGCGTGCTCGACCGCATCACCATGTGGGTGCAGGAGCTGCGGCGCGACGTGGGCACGGTCCAGGTCGAAGACGCCATCGAGGCGGCGGAGACGGCCAAATTCTGGGCGCTCGAGGCCGCCGGCGTCGGCGCGCCCTTCCTGTCCATCACGCGCGCGGATATCTCCTCCCGGATCATCCCGCTCGCGTCCTTCGTCGTGGCCGGCCTCACGTCAGTGGGCGACCTCGGACATGGCGCCGTCTATGTGGCCGGCGGCTCCGGCGGCCCGATGGCCATCCAGGACGCCGCCGGCACCTGGTTCCAGCTCGCCACCATCGCGAGGACGGTAGAGCCGGGCCATTGGGGCGTGCGCGCCACCGGCGCTACGGACGACACCGCCGCCTTGTTCACCGCATGGGCCTTCGCAAGAGCGAACGGCTACAACATCAAGCTGCCGAACGGCACCATCGTCGTGGCGTCGATCACCGCCCCTCTCGAGCTCGAGACGGGCATGACCGTCTACGGCACGGGCTTCGGTTCAATCATCAAGTGGATCGATACCCCCAGCTCGCCCCCCATGCTAATCGGCCGGCACTGGGCCTCCTCGGCCGTGTCCGACGTGACGCTGCGGGATTTCCAGGTGGTGGGCTCGCATGGCGACGCCGGCGATTACACGTCCGGCAACCACTATCCGATCCTGGTCTATCACGCGGACGGCGTGCGCATAACCGGCGTCAAGGTGCAGAAAAGCCGGGTGTTCGGCATCACCTGTCGCGACTGCAACAAGGTGGAAATCAGCGGCTGCGTCGTGCGCTACGGTGCGCGCGACGGCATCAACACGGCCGACTGCAACGTCGTGCGCATCACCAACAATGTGGTCGAGTTCATCGATGACGACGCCATCGCCTCGCATACGTCGGGCACCGGAAACCCTGACCGGCAAGTGGTGATCGCGAACAACACGGTGCGTTTTGCCCAGGGCATCAAGGTTCTTGGTGCGGTTTCCTGTTCGATCACGGGAAACGTGCTCGAATACTGCATGGCGCAGGGGATCAGCGTCGAGAGCACCCCGATCTCTGCCGGATCCGAGGGGCGCAACGCCTCCCTCTCGCTGGTCATTACGGGCAACCTGCTCAACAACATCTTCGATCGGGCGGCCGTGGACGGCCTGTCCGGCTCCGGCCGTTACCTGTCGATCGGCGCCGACGCCAACCAGGCTGGCCCGCTGGCGGCCGTCCCTGGCGAAAACGTCACCGCCGGCGGGACAGTCATCAGCCCCTTTCCCTACTTTGCCAACAGCGCCAACGACAGCCCGACGGAAGCCGTGCCCGGCTCCTATGCATGGGTCATCGCCGACAACGTGTTCATGCGGGACGTGCCGACCGGCGTGTCGCTTTCGAGCCTTGGCCGCGGCACCTTCTACACACGCAACGGGCCCGTGGACATCGCTTCCATCAGCGCCGCCGCGGTGCGGCGCCCAGGCATCTGGTTCCTCGGCGGAAGCGAGAAGGGCGTGAGTATTTCCGGCAACGTGTTCATGGGCATCGGCAACGCCATCGAGCTGGCGGACGGCGCCAAGCTGCGGGATGCGGTCATTGCAGGCAATGTCGGCCTGGATATCACCAGCGCCATCGGCATCAGCACGGGCAATGGCAACGGGCACGGCATTACCTGCCGCGGCAATCTGTGGGACCTCGATCCCTTCCACGCCCATGCGAACCGCGCAGCCAATGGAAAGTGGACCGCCACCGGCAGCCCGGTCGCGTACCTGATCCAGAACGCCAGCGGCGTCTCTGCGCAGGGCGACACCTTCCGCAACTGCTGCCGCATTTCCGACTACGCGACCGCTGCAGCCGGCGGCACCACGGATCGTGCCGAGTTCATCGATTGCGTCATCGAAGCCCAGCCTGCGGCGCTCGGCTTCGACACCGGCAACGCCGGCGTTGGCGAACTGCCCCGCGCTGGTCCCGCCTTCCGCTATCGCATCGTGGATTGCGACCCTGCCAGCGCCACGTGGGGCAACGTCATCTCTACCTGCAAGGTGCAGGCGACGGCCATTCCCACCAGCGGCACCTATGTCGCGGGCGCCTTTGTCGAGAACGCCAACAAGGCGGTCGCCGGCGGCAAGGTGCTCATGGGTTGGGTACGTCTCACCACCGGCTTCGCCCACGTCTCCGGGACTGACTGGTCCCCCGTCTACTGCACGGTGAGCTAATGGCCTCCTCCTACGACGCGACCAAAGACCCCTATGCGGGCCTCGCGCCCTCCATCATCGCGCCGGCGCGCATGTGCCGGGTGGTGACGCCGAACGACGCGGCGGACCTCGCCGTCTATGCGGTGAGCCTGTGGGCTTACGTGCCCGACAGCGTGGCCGGCGGCGTCGGCACGGTGAAGGTCACGCCGGTGGATGCCACCGACGACGCCAACACCATCACCTTCTCCATGCCGCCCGGCCTGGTGCCCCTGCCGCCCCTGCAGGTGCGGCGCGTGTGGGCCACCGGCACCAGCGTCGGCATCACCCTCTACGCCCTGAGCCAGAAATGATCGGCCTTGGCCTCGCTCTCCCGCTGATCGCCCGGCTCGGCGCCAGCCTCCGAGGCATCCCATTTCGGATCGTCATCGGCGGCCTCGTCTATGAGCGGGTGAAGGAGAACGGGATCTTCGTCACCGAACAGGGAGCGCCCGTTTATGAGCGGGTCGGCTAACCATGGTTGAGCTGGACAGCACACGCTTTGCCCTTCGCGAAAAGCTCCGTCGCCACGCCAACCTCGCAGGCAACACGCTGCCGGGCGTGATGGCCAGCCCCCTGACGCCCACGTTCGGGGCCAACGTCAGCGGCAACCCGGCAAGCACGTACAACTCGGTGCGCCAGATTGCGACCGGCGTGCGGACAGCGGCGGACACTTCTGGGGCTCCCATCCTCATCAGCGGTGGCGCGCTCGTCACCGCTTCCGGCGGTGTCGGCGTGTCTGTCCGAAACTCGTGGACGGGCGCGTCTTTTCGCGCGGATCTGCTGACGGCGGATTTTCTGTTCATGGCGGGGGCAGACGGCAAGTTCGAGCTGCACATCCCGAGTAATGGGCAAGCCGTCGACCTGTTGGTTGATGGCGTCTATGCCTGGGCGCGTGGGTCGAAGACCGCCACGACCGGCGGCAACAGCCACACGATGCTGGTCGATCTTGGGGCCGCGCGTGATTATCCCTACACCATCCGCGTCGAGACGACCGGCGGCTCCTTCTATGGTGTCGGCGCGCGGCCCGAGAATGCCATCCTTCCCGTTCCCACCCACGACCGGCTGCGCATCTACACGGAAGGCGATAGCTGGGCTGGCCCCGGAACGGCGGCGACGTGGGCCGGCATGGCGTGGCCGACGAATTTGGCGCACCTGCTGTCTCCGGCGCCTATCCATGAGCAGTTCGGCATCGGTGGAACTGGCGACATCGCCACCAACGGGAATTTCAATTTCGGCCAGCGCCACCCCTACGACGTGTTTCTGCGACCCGCGCCTGATATCTATGTGCGCCCCGCGAGCACCAACGATGGGTCGGCGAACGCTGCTGCTCTGCAGGCGGCGGTGACGGCTGATATCGTCGCGACCCGCGCTGTGGCCGGGTGGAGCAAGGTGCCAATCGTGATCCCCGGCATCCAGCAATACGCAGGCGGCGGGAGCTACCCTACGGCGCAGAATGCCGCTGTGCTGGCTGCGGTGACGGCGCTCCGGGCCGCTGGCGACACCAACGTGTTCTTCGTTGATCCTTCGACGTGGATCACGGGCACCGGGAAAACGACCTCTCTCACGGCTGATGGCATCGGCGACTGGTTCTGGAACGGATCGAACAATCATCCGACGAACCGGGGGCATGCCTATTGGGCGTCGCGGCTCGCACAGGCCATCAAGACGCAGGTATATCCAATAATCTGAAGAGGCCCGCTCACCTTTACTCTACTCGGTTGACCCCCTCGTGCGCGCCGCATTCTGGCGTCATCCAGGAGGTGCCCCATGGCGGCCGAAAGCTTCAAGCGTGCGCTGGCCCTCGTCCTCGTGCATGAGGGCGGCTACTCGAACCATCCGGACGATCCGGGCGGCCCGACCATGAAGGGCATCATCCAGCGCGTCTATGACGGCTATCGCCGCGGCAAGGGCCTCCCCACCCGCAGCGTGCGCGAGCTGGAGCGCGGCGAGCTCGAGGAGATCTACCGCAAGAACTACTGGGACGCCGCCCGCTGCGACGAGCTGCCGCCCGGTATCGACTATGTGGTGTTCGACGGCGCCGTGAACTCCGGCCCTGCCCAGTCCGCCAAGTGGCTGCAGCGCGCCCTCGGCCTCTCGGCGGACGGCACCATCGGCGAGGTGACGCTTTCTGCTGCCCGCGCCTTCCCCAATCGCGTGAAGCTGGTGGACGAGATCTGCGATCGCCGTCTCGCCATGCTGCAGGCCCTGCGCACCTGGCCCGTGTTCGGCAAAGGTTGGGGCCGCCGCGTGTCGGACGTGCGTCGCGACGGCAAGGCGTGGGTGCGCGACGCCGCCCCGCCGCCGAACCCCGTGCCCGTCAGCACCCCTGCCTCCAATCTGGACGAGAGCGCCAAGGCGCCGCCCTCGAGCGCGAAGCCGGCGCCTTCGCCGGACAAGGGCGCCGGCGCGATCGCCGGCGGCATCGTCACGACGACCGTCGCCGAAGCCACGCGGCAGCTGCAGCCCTATGCGGATAGCTCGCCCGCGCTCGGCAAGATCTTCGCCCTCCTCACCATCCTCGGCCTGCTCTGCACCATGGGTGGCCTGCTCTACGTGTGGTGGAGCGCCCACGCCGGCCGCAAGCGCGCCGACGCGCTCGACCTTGTGCCGCAGCCGCCGGAGCTGGCGGCCGCAAAGGCCGATCGGGCGGCCTGAGCCATGAACTGGTGGGAATGGCTCATCTACGGCGCGCCCTGGTGGCTCCAGGCCGCCGGCGGCGCCGGCCTCCTCATCGGCGCCTTCGTGCTGCTGGTGCGGATCTTCGGCCTCAAGACCGCGCTCCAGGTGGGCGTGCCCGCGGCGGCGATCTTCGCCGCCCTCGTGTATGGCCGCCGCGAGCGGCAGGCCGGATGGAACGACGCGCACGCCAAGGGAGATCGCGATGCGGACGAAGCTGTGGAGAGGGCCCGCGCTGCGCGCTACGACGCTGATCGCCGCAACGCTGACGCTGGCCGGCTGCGCGACGACGACGGGTACCGGCGCGACTAAGGTCTATTGCGGAGCCGCGGCGCCCATCCGCTGGTCCCACCAGGACACGGACGAGACGATCCGGCAGGCCAAGGCGGCGAACGCCGTGGGCCGCGAACTGTGCGGATGGAAGTGACCATGAACGACGAGCGCGCCGCCACCACCTTCGCCGATCTGGACCCCAAGGTGCAGTCGTTCCTCGGCCGCCTGGACGACGCCGACGTGAGCCTCCTCGAAAAGGGCATCGACCTGATGCGCCACGTCGCCAGCGCCGGCCGCGTGGCGAAGTGGTGCATCATCGTGGTGGTGTCGCTCATCGTCGGCCTCTCGGCGCTCGGCGATGCCATCGCGAAGATCTTCCACTGGTTCGTCACCAAGTGAGGGCGGGCTGAGACATGCGGCCGCACCCGCAGATATCCCCGTACATCACACGCGAGCCGGGCAAGGTGCAGCTGGTGGTACCGGTGCTCGGCCCCAACGGGATCACCTGCCTGCAGGTGCCCCTCTCCCGCCGCGCCGGCGCCGTGATGGCCCTTGAACTCGCCGGCGCCCAGTGCGACCAATGGGCGGATCCAATCGTGCGACAACCCGATGATATCGAGGGCCTATCGCACGAAGGCTTTCTGCAAGCCATTGATGGATAA